TCTTTGACTTCGAACTCACAGGATTGGATTTCCTGCTCCAACTCGAAGGCATTGATATACGATTCATTCTCATTATTGAACATGGTGAACGGAGCGCATAGGTTCAGAACTTTTCCTGTTTTGAGAAAACGTTTGGCTACCAGAGTAACCCCTTCATTATCTCCATCTCCGCCAATGGAATATCCTGTAACGTCAAGCACCTGTCCTATGATATCAGGCACTTCATCTACTGATTCTATACCGTCCACTTCTTTCTGTTCTGTAAGCAAAGCGGCGTGGGGATTCAGCTTGCTGAACGCATTGATAAGGTCTGATGTTACCAGGTTCTTGCCTTCTACGGTGGTTGTACCATTCTCATCCTTGTAGGTGGCCACCAAGGTACTGTCCTTGGTGATTTTAGCTTTTATGATCTTCATTATCTTCTATATTTATATTCGTTGACAAATTCGTTATAATAACGGTCTTCCGGAAGGGGAAGTGTTATTCCCAGTTCCGTGGCTGCATCTGCTTTGACCTTATTTAAAAAGTCCGTCATTTGCAGTGTGTTCAGTTTCGATGTGCTTCCGGCTATGACTGTTTCTTTTCCTTTGATAATGGTTGTCCTTCGTAGATATAGGTTGCAGTAATAATCGTGTACGTCCTGTTTGTCCGTTCCTGTTTCCTGTTCGATACAGGTAAACCAAAGCCACATCAGGGCGTTTTGACTTAATGTGCGCGGCTCTGTGTAACGTTCGATAATTAACCTGTAACGACCGTTACGGAGCTGCGAGCACATGAAATCAAAGGACTTGTTCAGTGTTACCACACCTTTTTCTTTTATAAGGATAGCTTCTTGTGCCATTATTCCAGTCCGAAAATCTTCTTGTCCGTGATAGATTCTCTATTAGCTTCCAAAAACTCTATGAAATGTTCTACGTGTGCCGTGAGCAGTTTCACTGTCTGTTCGTGATTGTAAGTATAATATTCCGGATATTGCGTACCACTGATAAGCGGTGTGCGGCTGGTACCGCCTTTCAGCGCATAAGCCGTAAACTCAAATGCCTTTATGTTTTCCATCTGACCGGAAGCAATTAGGCAATAAGGGTAGACATGGCGCTGCCACCCGTGGGCGTATTTGCCGAACTCGTATTTAGATGTGGATTTTATGTCATAAACAACATCCTTTCGGAGTTCGTCGATAAATCCGTATAACTCCACATTTCCGTACTGGGTAGGAAGAATGGCGGATACATAGACCTGACTTAATGAGCCTTTGAAATACTCTGCCTGTTCTATACACCATTGTCTGTCGAAAAGGAAATGCCGTGCAGGTGCGATATCCGTTGCGGGGAAAGCTACTTGTATAGTATTGGTTTCCTTATCGCCAATGATGGAGTAGGGGGAACGCTCTGTCGGCACGTGATTTTCGCAATGGACATAGCAGTCAATGATAGCATTGAAGGCTGTTCCCTTGTCGGCTGCTTCACTCTCAAACGGTACACGGTTGATAGCATCCAGAAGGTCTTGTTTCAGGCTCTCTTCGATTTCTTCCGGAGAGCGTTTATACTCTCCGGTTTCATTATCAATGTTCCAGAAGTTTTCCACTTCTTCATCAGCTCTCAGATACTTGTCGAATTTGTCAAGTAATGAGGGATAGATTCTATAACTAGGCTGCTTCATATATTTTTTTTACTTTGTCGAATTTCAACCCTAATTCCTTGCATCTTTTATTCAGTAGCATACCTGCTTGTAATTTGCTGTCGAAGATATGCTGCAGGCTCTCCAGTGATTGTTTCACTTCGTTGGCCGTGTCCGCATCCGCTACCATGGCTATCTGTTCCTTGATAACTTCCATAAGACCTTCATATTCGGAGGACAGTTCTGCCTGTTTTTCCTGATAGGTCTGATAAGTGTTTACAATCTTTGTCATAAAGTCGTTCGGTCCGGTGATTGTACCTTCTGCATTAATGATAACTGGTATCTTTATGCGTGCCGGAAGATTGCAGGTATTCTTACCGTAGAATTTCTCGCACGGATCAAAAGAGATGGTTCTGTCCTTACCTATGGCTTCCATATAGCCTACAAGATCAAGCTCTTTAATCAGGTCACCAGCAGAAGAACCTCCGATTTCAGGGCGTATCTGTTTGTCCTCTCCGTTCTTTTCCTCGCGTTCATGGGCTACGAATATTACTGATTTACCCATTAGTGTGACTTGATTTACGAAGTTGATGAACATGTTCTTTCGTACTCCGTATCCTTGCAGGGACAGTGTGCCGTCCGCTTTCTTCATTTTGGGATTGTTCTTCATTATATATTTATCCATGAAGGATAACATTTTTCCTGCCGTATCAATAACGATGGTCTTGTATTCGGCAATTTCTCCGCTCGTAAGAACTTCATCCACCTCTTCCCATTTGGAAATTTGCACGGTGTCTACACGGTGGGCTGCATTCACACGGTGAACGCCACCGTCAAAATCAAGCAATAACGGTTTGGGTGAACTTAAAGCAAGTGTAGTGTTGTGAGTTACTATATAATCGTCAGTGACATACAATTCATCCTCATTAGATACCTTAATGCAGACACATTCACAATCTTCTACACGGGTCACATCTACTATATATCTAGATATAGTAGTTTTACTCCATTCAGAAGCTTTTCTTTCAAGACTGAAAGGGCATTCTTTGATTTTCACGCTAACACGGTATTCGTCCCCCTTATCTTCTCTTTCGTATACATGTACATTAGCTATACCACCTAAAGAGTTAACAAGCTCCACCACATCATAAGCAAGATTCTTACTTGCAGTAGAAAAACAAACTCTATTTTTTATTGCACATCCATCTGTGTCCATAAGGCCGCGAAGCAAAGATATACGTTGTTGATGGCTTCCTAATTTGTAACAATCAGGGATAAATTTCTCTGTAGAATGGACGTTCAATCCTAACCGCTTTATTCTCTGAATATATCCTTCCCCATTGCCTGAAAGAATTATGCCGTATTGAGGGCATTGCGGTGCATCATTCTTACTCAAGGAATAGCCGTTCGGAAGCAGTCGTTCTACGTTGCTGGCTATTTGTGAATCTACATCAGGATTTGAGAATATTGCTACATTCCCCGTCAGAGAACCATCGCCGATTAAAACCCCAAGAATATACGGGTCAACATCATAACTCTTTTCAGTATATTCCATAGCATCTACTACCGGAATCTCAAAGCGTGGGATAGGTTTTCTTGTAGAAAGCTGTCTTGATGGAGACAAGGAGCAAGAGATACCCTTCGACATCATCTCTTTAAGGGTCATGTTTCTAAATCCTGCTTTACGGCTATTGCCAGTACTTGAACGAACATTCCATATATGTTCTTCATCGCAATAAGTTATGGCTCCGTCATTTGTCATGACTCTGTACACAGGTCTTACTCCTTGAGGATAAACACCCAATACTTTCTGTTCTTTACCGTCACATCCCATCAGGGTGTCTCCTACAGATATATCGGATAACTTCTTATATCCTTCCGGTGTCAGAACGCTGCAATACAAAGGTTGAGCCTTTCCCATACCTGGTTGTCCGTAGATTAATGCCGACAGGGCATTCTTAACTGTCAGTTCGTTAGGTTTTTTGATAAGTCCCATAATCAATAATTTTTAGTGGTTAATAAATGAGTTAAAAAAAATAGTTCCCGGATAGTCGGCCAGGACACACCGGGATAAATAAGGATATAGAATATAACATATAAAGAGGGCTCTCACCTCACGCTGTCCTTTCCAGCGGCTTTGGGTTAAATTATTATCTAACAAATTGCTCTCTGCTTCACTGCCTTGAAGTCTCTAACATGGCTACGTTTAAAGGGTGTACGGCTCCCTCTCTTTGGGTGTGGGTAATACAGGATTCGAACCTGTATCTGTATTCCTCCTGAAAACAATCACAAACCGTCTGAACGTAAAGAAAAAAGTGAATACCGCTTTTCCATTAAGCTAATTACCCGTGTGGCTTATGCCACTTTCTTTTTTAATTTTCTAGGCTTCCTTGGCATTTTGACCTGTGCATAACGCAGGACATCACTGGCATTGCAGAACCATTTCCCGTTTTGTGCGCATGTAGGCTTGTCGGAACGTATTTTGTTTTCTTCGATCAGTCTGATAAGCCTTCCTATGCCTCCAACTATTTTGGCCGCTTCTCTTTTACCGAATGTATGAGTGTCCATGATGGCTAGGATGTCTGCTAGCCGTGCTTCTGCCGTTCCATCAAATAAGATGGATGTCCGTAGTTGGTTGTTAACTGTATAGTTCATAATCTGAATCTGTTTTTGTTCGTCTTGTTCTTGATACTTGGGTGGTTCTTGTCTTTGCTCTGCTGCATTGTTTCATGTCGGGATGAAAATCCAATGCGGCAATGACAAGGAACAGGATGGAGAAGAATAGCTCAAGCCCGTGTTTACGTATCTCTTTTATATCGAAGTTGATCTTCATGCGCTCACAGAACATGTATAATACAAGCTCGGTATCTTTGGAAATACCCAGCTTTTTGTATATATCCCGCTTCTGTGCTTTGATGGTCCATTCCGAGCGTTGCAGACTGTCGGCTACTTCCTTGTCGGCTAAACCCTTGCAATATTGTTCGGCGACAAGATGCTCGCGCTCTGATAGCGTAATCATGACACACGCTGGATTTTGAACTCTCCGCGCTTGCGGTCAACCTCTCCTGTTCGTTTCCAATCGGCATTTTCTACACACATCTCCAATCTTAGTCTGGAAATGGTTGTGTTGACGGAAGATATCGCACGCACAGGGAACACAACGATATCACCTACCTTCATCGCTCTCAATGTGGCCGCCCAATTTTCTGTTACTTTTACCATATTACTTCAATTTAGCGAGTTTAACGATGTTGTCTAGAGCATTAATGCTGCTTTCGTGTCGTGCCTGTAGGCGGGTGAACGAATCGAGCCACATGTCGCTCTGTTCCTTGACTTCTTTAAGGTCTTGTTCCAGTTCTTGTACACGTCTTACAAGGTCTTCGTGTGTCATGCTTTGTAATTCTTCTACTGTTGTCATAGCTTTATTTTTTTTTGATTTTCAATATTGTCAAGTTCGTTGCTTATCACTAGTAGTGTGGCGGTGAATGATGCTGCCGCCACCCAAAACCATGCGTCCATGTTCTGCATGGTAAGAAGGAGCACTAGAAAGGATGCTCCACAGATGGAAATCATTGTTTTCATTTATAAGTATATAGATCTTGCAAAATCATTCTTTGCTATTTTATCATACCAATAATCCTCTTCATTTTCATCATAGGATTGGGGCTCTATTGTCACGTTCCTTTTAATCTTGTCTTTGTGACTTATTACATCATCCAGTGCTCTAATTGCTTTCCTCAACATTTCCGCATTGGAAATCCTTCTACGCTTCATGAGTTTCATTAGATAGTACATCTCTCTTTCACCTTTGATCTCAACTAATAATGCCCTGTTGTTAGGATTTGCCGTAAAAGGATATGCTGGCTGTTTTATCAGTCTATAAAGGCTGAACACTTTTCCTATCATGGAGTCGTCCAAAGCTCTTTCTTTTTTCGAAACACAAGACGCTCTCAGCGCAATCCTTATCAAATCACATACATTCATACCGTTTTGGTTCGCGTAACTATTTATCATTTGGTATATTTCTTCCGGGATAACAGTTTGTAACCTAACGGATATGTCATACTTTGCTTTGGGATTTTTCATATATGCTATCCTTTTGCACATTCTGTCCAACAGTCTGTCAGGAGCATTATAGAAAGCTGTAACTGCATGGTAATATATTTCGTTTCTGAACCGATAACCACTCTTGCTCATGTTGAGGGAAACGGCGTTTTTCAAGTCTACAGGTATTGCCCCGATAGAATAATATACATACTTATTAGGGGTATTGTATTCTTTACCATATTTCCAGACTTTCATTGCAATACTTTCACAAGGTTTTCCGCATATATGAGCGATGTAATTAGATAATAGGTAGCACATTATTTCAACTCTGTAGGCTTTGTTGCGGTATAAAGAGAATTTTAACATGATTTTTTCTCTTTCTTCTTTTGTCATGTAAAGAGTCAGACATGAAATTTGATTTTCCTTTCCGCCCTTCCAGCCTTTCGGCATTATCGAAAGGTTGATTTCTTTGTTTAATCTAATTAGGTTTCTCATAAGTAGATATTATTAGTTTGTGCCCCGATAACCTCTCTCTGGTCTTCCCACCGGAGTTGTCAGCTACTGTTCTTCACTGCATAACCGTTCGGGGCATGATTGCCCTTTTTATTTTACCCTTACACGCTTGGCGCCCTTTGCCGCTTGTTCACTCAGGAATATTGCGTATTGCATTGTACCTTTCTCAGTACGCAAACGGCAGCTTTCAGTTACCTCCGGGACTGCACCCGTAACCCTACTCAAGTCTGCTTCTGCTGTCACCAGTTCCGAGTCTTTCGGGATGTGTTGTTGCGGAGTGTCGCTTCTCCTGTTTGTTATGGTCAAACTCCATTTAGTAGCGGTAATCCCATCAAAAGGTAGGCTCGCTGGCCGTTACCGCTTAATCTCCGCAGTACTGGGAGCCTAAATATCCACGGCTGTTGGAGTTGTAGCAGTCTGACCATTCGGCTTTGAAA